TTTCAGACACTCGTGATCTAACTATTAATCACTTAATTTCATCCTCATGTGGTTCAGCACAATACAAAACAATTGTCACAAAAATGTTTGCACTGATTGATTTGTATGAAAACTATGGTTACAGCCATGACAATGATGTTTACAAAAACAGGTATGGTCTGCCTGACCACTTGGGTATGGGTGGAACGCCTTTAGGTGCAATGACAATGCTTGCTCGTAACTTGGTTCGGGACTTCAAGGCAAGGAACAAAGTTGAGGTTATGAATGTCATCTTCCTTACTGATGGTGATGCCACTGACGATCTCGAAATTACTGGTCAGGAGCCTACGACAAATCGTATGCGGGTGGGTGACAAAATGGTTCTTAGTGAGAATGGTGTCACCACTGTCCATGAAAACAATTGCATGTATTACAATTGCACTTCTGATGTCTACTTCCGGACATTGTTGAAGCATATGAAGGCAACTGTTGATTGCAATCTTATTAACTTTCACATTGGTCCCTTCAAGAAACATAACATTGTTGAGATGCTTCTTCAGGCTGAGGCTGGTAAAGGTTACATAAACAGTTATGATCCCTATGAGACTCGTTACAAGGAAGAGTTTCTCAAGCACAAATTTATTGAGATTGAAAACTACAATGGCTTTGATACATTCTATGCAATTAAGAATGGTGACAACCTGAAAATTGATGGTGAAGAATTGACTGTCAAATCCGACAGTAAAGGTGACTTGGTTCGGGGCTTTAAGAAGTTCCAGAAAAACAAGTCGCAAAACCGTGTATTCCTTAACAAATTTATTGATAAGGTTGCATAAAAAAGTGCTTGACATTTGATACAAAAGAGTGCATAATCAAGATATAGTTAGAGAGGAGTCTATATTATGAACGAACGTCAGAAACTTATTGAGATTCTCAGCAATCGCGAAGGCGCAAAAAGTGTCTATGGTCGAGGTGAGGTTGTCAATATTGCTAAGGATGAGGGACTTAAATTTCCTCATTGGTTCTTCCGTGAGAACAAAGTTGGTCGCAACCAGTATGCCGTAGATATGACGGCTCAGGTTGTTCCCTTCCAACAACCTACTGTAACCGCTCCCGTCCAGGACGCTAAAGTTTTGACACAGGCCAAGTTGGCTGTTGAAGTCGATAACCTTGTCCCTGCAACGGACAATACATATGTTCCGTTTGGTTTCAGTAAGGACCTCACACAGATTATCAAGTCCGGGATTTTCTATCCTACATTTATTTCAGGCTTGTCAGGTAACGGCAAGACTACAATGGTAGAACAGACTTGTGCAAAGTTGAATCGTGAGGCTATCCGTGTAAACATCTCGATTGAGACAGATGAGGATGACCTGATAGGTGGTAATACACTGGTCGATGGTAACGTTGTTTACCGCGAAGGTCCTGTCCTCACTGCAATGAAACGAGGTGCAGTCCTTATCCTTGACGAGCTTGACCGTGGTTCTAACAAACTGATGTGTCTGCAAGCTATCCTCGAGGGTAAGCCTTACTTCAACAAAAAGACAGGTGAGGTTGTTACGCCTGCTCCTGGCTTTAACATTATTGCAACGGCTAATACAAAAGGTCGTGGCTCAGATGATGGTAAGTTTATGTCAGCACAGATTCTTGACGAGGCTTTCCTAGAGCGTTTTGCAATTACAGTTGAGCAGGCTTATCCTTCAGCCTCACAGGAAAAGAAAATTATCCTGGGTAAAATGGGTAAGGTCAATAAGGTTGATGAGGACTTTGCTGACAAGTTGGTTACATGGGCTGAGGTTATTCGTAAAACGTTTTACGAGGGTGCTATCGAAGAGCTCGTCAGCACACGGCGCCTGGAACACATTGTCAATGCCTACGCAATGTTTGACAACCGCATGAAGGCTATAGAACTTTGCGTTAATCGGTTTGATGAAGATACAAAAACTGCCTTCCTTGAACTATATACTAAGGTAGACAGTGGCGTTGCTCTAGAAGATAATGAAACGGAGGAAGTTAGTGACTTCTAAAATAGATTACAAATACAATGAGGGTCGGCTTGTTGCCGACCTTCTAGAGTATGTCGATGCCACATATGGTGAGCATTACTCAACGAATCAGTTTCAGGCTACAGAATTTATTATTGATGGTGGTCATGGCAAAGGTTTTTGCATTGGCAACATTATGAAATACGCTCAACGCTATGGTAAAAAAGAAGGATACAATCGTAAGGATCTTATGAAGGTCTTACACTATGCGTTGATTGCTCTTTATGTCCACGACAAGGAGCAATAAAGTTTGGGCGGCGGTATAACTCTAACTCCTCTCCTCAATACCGCCGCCCTTTCCTTTATAAATAAAGTAAACTTGGAGATTACAAATGCCCAATATAAAAATTAGAACATCAAGAAGTTCTTTGACAGATCAATGGCCTGGTGAAACTGATACCACAACAAATACACTTGGGAATACAGTAATGACCTGGGCACAAAACGGACGTAGAAATTGCACCCTTTCTGTCTCGCTTTCTGAGGATGGTTTAGCCAAAAATATTTTGTTGCAGTTTCCGACAACAGGGGATAGAGACAATTGGTTAATCGACTTGCGAGCTGAGGATGCTTGGACTCAATCAACAGCCGCAATGCGGACTTTAAATACTACGGATAACGGCTTGTCTATTTGGTTCGGAAACGAAGAGGATGATGATGGTTCTCATTCGGGATTTCTTAATGAGTAATTGGTCATCTAGCCGTTTGACTTTTACTAAATTAAAAACTATATTATGATTATTACAACGTGAGGATTCATTATGAAGATTTCTAAAGATACGCTGGACGTCTTGAAAAATTATGCCAGCATTAACACAAATATTCTTGTCCGAGAAGGTAGCACTCTCGCTACTATTTCCACAGGCAAGAATATTTTTTCTCGAACTACTGTTAAAGAAACATTTGACCGCGAGTTTGCAATTTATGATTTGAATAGTTTGTTGGCATTGCTGACTCTTATGGAAGATACAGATGTAGAGTTTGGTGATGAAAGCATTACAATTAGTAAGGAGCGTAGTCAGTTTGAATATTACTATGCAGATCCTAGCATCATTGTTTCCGCCCCCGACAAAACTATTGAAGTTGATAAACACTATTCATTTGAACTTACTGAAAATGAAGTGGGTATGATTATGAAAGCTGCCTCGGTTGTCGCCGCCCCTATGCTTAGTGTGGTTGCAAAAGATGGCAAGGTAACACTTTCAGTAGGTGACCCGGCAACTCCTCGTAGTAATACTTTCCGGCATGTAATTGGTGAAAGTAGTCTTGAGTTTGATTGTCGTCTTGCAATTGAAAACTTTAAAGTTATTCCAGGTGATTATTCTGTGACTCTTAGTCAAAAGAAGTTTATGCACTTGACAAATAAATCTAACGATTTGCAGTATTGGCTAGCACTTGAACCTAGCTCTGTAATTTAGGAGAAAAAAATGCCCCCTTTCGCAACCAGATTGCCCAATGTTATGTTTCAGACTCGTGTTCGAGATGACAGTATCGAGGGTGATAATCCATTTACATGGAAAGTTGTAACAACACAGGATTTGTTTTATGGTAAACGTAGCATCCTGTTTTCACTACCTGGTGCCTTTACACCCACATGTTCTACATATCAACTCCCTGACTTTGAAAAACTTTTTCCTGAGTTTCAGGAACAGGGTATTGACCAAATTTATTGTTTATCAGTAAATGATGCTTTTGTAATGAACGCATGGGCAAAGGATCAGGGTCTTGAAAATGTAAAAGTTATTCCTGATGGTTCAGGTATTTTTACTGCCGCTATGGACATGGATGTTAAGAAAGATAATCTTGGCTTTGGTATGCGTTCATGGCGTTATGCTGTTATTGTCGGTGAGGAAATGAATGTTGAACAAACATTTATCGAGCCAGGCTTTGGTAGTAATATTTCCGATGACCCTTATGGTGTTTCGTCACCACAAAATATTCTTGCATTTTTGAAGGGTGAGGATTGGCAATCAGGGGGTGTTCAACTCTCCCTAAACTTGGAAGAAGGTGTTGACTCCAAAGTTAAAATGGGTTAATATCAACTTTTATATTATGTATGAGGTGAATTATGGCTGACACAGAGTTTCTGTGGGTCGAAAAGTATCGTCCGAAAACACTTGATGAGTGTATTCTTCCTGAGGCGACTGTTGATGTTTTCAAAAAGTTTGTAGCATCTGGTGAGATTCCTAACATGTTATTATGTGGAACCGCTGGCACAGGTAAAACTACTGTTGCCCGCGCACTATGCACTGAACTAGGATGTGATTACATTGTCATTAATGGTTCCGAAGAGTCTGGTATTGATGTCCTGAGAACTAAGATAAAGAACTTTGCCAGCACTGTATCTTTTGAAGGCAAGCCTAAGGTTGTTATT